TCAATTGCACAGGAGATTTTTGATCTTCATGCAGGATTCCGACCCGCGACTCCAAGAGAAGTACAAGACTTTTACTCTTAATTTGGAGGGATTTAATTGCAAGAGATTCATAATGGTACTACAGACTATATAGAATTAACTATATTCAAGGATGGGGTGGAAACCTCCGCTGATGGTACAGTTAATGTTTCTCTCTATGATGTCTCTACTTTTAACGCAGATTCTACTACAGTATTGTTAACAGCATCTGCCACTCCAGCCACAACCCCACTTGGTACATACACGTACCAAGTGGGGCCAAGCATTACTTCTCTTAATAGGACAATTCGTGCGGATTGGTCTTATTCTCTTAATAGTGCTTCAACTACACAGTCAACATTTTTTAATGTTGTAACTCCTTATACAACTATTTCAGACATAGTTGATTACTATAATTTGGGAACAAAACCTTCTGATCTTAACTACAAATCTCCTGAGCAAATTGTTCAGTTTGAAAAGTTAGCCAGAACTGTTATTCATGGTTATGCAGGGCAACAATTTGGTCGTAGGTATGGAAGTCAAGAAGTTTTTGGTGTTGGTTCGGATGCTTGTTTCCTTACGGAGCCAATGATTGCTCTGACTAAGATGTACGAGAATGATATTCTTGTTTATGATACGACAGCCAGTCCTGTTATGAATCAATTTGGATTTGATTTAACGATTACCCCCACGGGCAAAACTGTAAGAATTGTCAATGCTGGATGGGACGTTCGCTATGACAATAACATTGATCCATCAATTCTTTATTATGGTAGATTCCGTAACAATTCCCGCTACAAATTTGAAGGAACAATCGGGTGGAACTATGTACCAACCGATATTTCTCTGGCCTCCTTGCTCCTCGTAGGTGACCTTATGGCTAATGATGCGGCATGGAGGATCAAGTACCTTGAAGAAATTACAATGGGTGAAGTTAGGTTTAAGATGAAACCGGGAGCGTTTAATGGCACAGGCAATCTCATTGTAGACAATATCCTTGATCAATACCGCAATGTGGGGATAGTGATCATCTAATGATTAATTCCTTAATTGGAAGTATCATGAATATGCGATGCGATGTTTATACTCAACAAAATTCTCAAACATCCAGTGGAGCAATTCAGAGGTCTTGGGTTTATCACACTACAATTGATTGTCGTATAGAGCCAATTAAGGCAGGAAAGTCTGTTGGTACTTCAGACAATAAATTGTTTGATAAAGAATATGAAGAAAATTTAGAACTTAAAGTAAAATCCGCTATTCCTTTAAGCAAAAGATATAGGATTACTGCGGTTCGGGCAAGCAACGGAGAGATCGTATATAAAGACCTTGATAGATATAACTCTCCCGATATGATTTTTGAAGTAATGTCTTCTCATGCAGAGGTTGATCCACTGGGAAGATTAAATTATTATCAGTCAACTGTTAAGAGAGTGCAGGTACAAGATAATGATACAAATTACAATTAACCCCGCCGATATTAAACTTGCTGCGGCTAAAATAGAAAGCAAAGTTAAACAAACAGAATTAATAATTTCTCCTAGAGGTTTAACTGAAGTTGCTAAAGCGGTTTTTACTATTACTGCGACAAAGTTTATTCGTGATCTATCTTTAGAAGCCAAAAACGATACAGCAAAATTTCATCACATTTATGAATGGAATAAGGTGGGAAGCCCTTCCGCAAAACTTTTTCTATTAAAACGTGCAAAAATTAATTATGGAGAATTAGCCATAGCCTTAGAGTTTATTAAATCTAAATCGTTTGTGCCAATTAGAAAAGAACTTTTAAATCCCGGTCCAACGGGAAAAGTTGTTTCTGCTCAACATATATTCAGAGATAAGGCTAGAATTATGGAAGAAGGAAAACCAGTGGACATTTCTTCTAGTAAAATTATGGCTTTCTATAGCGAAAGTTCTGGAAATGAAGACGGTATTGTTTTTGTCCCGGCAGGAAGAACTATTCATATTAATCATCCCGGTGGTACAAAAACAAATCATGCTTTAACAAGTTATGCAGAAGATTGGTATGGCTCTCGGGCAAGGATGGTTGTAGAAAATTCTAGGTTAATTGGTCAAATTGGTAACGCCGTGGCTAAAGTTGTTAGTAAAAATAATTCCACCCCAATGATGGTTATTAGTACTATCAAAATGATTACAGCAGAATACTCTAAAGAATTGAGCGTGCTATAAAATGACAGATTATACATCCTTAGCAATTAATGATATAAGAAAATATTTGTGGAGTCAATTAACATCATCGTCAATACTTTATTCAAATGATTACTTAGCCGATGGATTTGATACCCCGCTAGTTCCAATTATTCCAACTCAACAAGTTCCTGAATTTAATAATTTATTGCCTGCAAAAACTTATATAGTCTATGATCACGAAACACTTCCTATCCGTCAAGATTGGTGGATTCTGGATGAATTAATTGATTTTACAATTGTTTCTCCACAGTACGATAAAATCCAAGAAATTATCAATTTTATGATAGACATTTTTAGAAGATATGATGATTCAGCCGGAGAAATTAAACAATCTACTCTTTTATCTAATAATTTTATTTTTCACTATACTTCCGTTAGTTCTACTCAGTCCCCCAAGCCAAGTAAGCATGAGGCGGCACTTAAAAGCGGTCAGATATCTATTGTTGCTTGTTATAGTAGAATTGGTCAAAGTTCAGGCCGCTTTTAGTAAATAATCTGATATTATATTACTGAGGAAGTGTAATGCCAATCTTTGAAAAAAGGTAGGTGAAAAATAATATGGGTAACGTAAAAAACATTCTTGTTGGTGCAGCCAGAGTATTCGTTTCTAACGGAAATGGCTCAAATCGCCCAGACCTTACAAGTTCTGCTGTATTCCCAGTAAACATTACTGGAAATACCACAACAAACTTTGGTGGTGCAAGCGGAAGCGTAGCAACTCCACAGTGGCTAGGCACAACTGCCTCACCATACTGGAAAGATATGGGTTACACAAACAATGGCGTTGAAATCTCATACGAACCCGGTTACGGTGACGTAATGGTTGATCAACTTCTTGATGCTGCTCGTCTATTCAAGCAGACTCTTAAGATCATGATCAAGACCGAAATCACAGAGGGTACACTTGAGAACTTTAACATTGTTCTTGGTCAGGCTGACACAGTAACAACCTATAGCCCCGGCGCAATTGGTGGTACAGCAACAGATATCAATACAGTAACAGACTACAGTGGTTCCGTCACTGCCGTACGCCTCGCCGCAGGCGCACTTGGTGATGCACCAGTAGAACGCACACTTGTTCTGGTAGGTAATGCTCCCGGTCAGTTTGGTCGTTCCTACGCAGTAGCAGGATCAACAGGTTCTGCCGCAGCAGGTTCAGCAACAGACGTATCTGCAACCAAGAAGAAAGAACGTATCTATGTTGCACGTCGTGTTGTTCAGATGAGTACAACCGCACATGCACTTAAGCGCGACTCCGCAACCGTATTCCCCGTTGAGTTCCGTTGTCTTCCCGATGACGCTGATTCCTTCGATGGCTCAGAGTATGGTTTCTTAGTTGACCGTGTATACGGCGCGTAATTAATCAGCAATACATAAATACCCCCAATTCTCACGATTGGGGGTATTTATGTTTTATACAACCATTTTGCTATAATCAAGTAGAGAAAACTGGAGGTTTTAATGGCAAATACTGTCTATGAAATTGTTACAATCAAACTTTCTGATGGGACAGAATTAGAAATTCGTCCATTGACAATTAAGAATTTAAAGAAGTTTACCGCAGTAATCAAGAAATTAAGTGAATTGAATGTCGCTGATAGCGATGAGGAAGCAATGGATATTTTTGTTGAGGCCGGATTGGTCTGCATGCAACAATTTAAACCAGATTTAGCAGAAGATAAGGAAAGGTTTGAGGAAGTTATTGAAGTTCCTACCCTCATGAAAATTCTTGAGGTTGCAGGGGGGCTTAAACTTAACGACCCAAACTTCCTAATGGCGACAGATCAAGATGGGATGATCTAGATTTAATCGCCTTAGAAAGTGAAGTATTCTTGCTTGGAATGTGGAAAAACTATGACGACCTTGAAGAAAATTTGTGTGTTGAAGAATTGATTGCAATTCTTAATGCTCTGCGAGAAAGAGAGAAGCGAGAAAGAGTTTTCCTTGCTGCTATTCAAGGTATAGACTTAGATGATAATAATAAGCAAGATGAAGGAGATATAACTGAATTGAGTGGATATCAAGCGAGCGAAGCAGGATTCGGCATCAACATGGGCTTAGGCTATGCAGAGGTTGGTGGAGAGTAATCTATGGCTATTATCCCTATTGAAATAGTTGGTACTGCTAACTTTGCGCCAGTCATGGCGCAGATCAATGCGCTAAAAGCATCTATGGCTCAACTGAATGCCACTTCTGCTAAAACTGGTGGTATCGGTGCGCCGCAACTTGCTAGCCTAAGGGCAGCAGAATCTTCGATGCTTGCCGCGACTCGCGCTACTGGTCTTTTTCGTGTTGAAACTGTAGGAGTTTCTTCTGCCGCCGAAGCCATGACTTCTAAGTTTGCTGCTGGCAAACTTCATATGGCAGACTATTTTAATTTGGCTCGAAAAGGTGCTACTTCCGCAGGGATGAGCCTTGACAAAATGGCGGCATCTCAATCTCGTTTGATGTCTGGCTTGGCTGTTCCTTCTGCGACTAAAGCGGGGATGGCAAATTATATTACTGAGGTTAATGGTGTAGGTAACGCTCTGACGTTTGCCACAATTAAACAACAAATGTTGAATAGTGCATGGAACATGGGCGCTACAAAACTTATTGACATGGGTAAAAATGTTCAGTGGGCAGGTCGCCAGTTGATGGTTGGTTTCACCATGCCGGTTCTGGCACTTGGTGGCGCACTTGCAGCAATGTATTACAAAATGGAAAAAAACATGATGCTTTTCAAGCGTGTTTATGGCCTTGGCGGGTCTGCGGGTGGTCAATTTCAGAATATTCTTCCTTCACAAAAAGAAATTGATGACATTTCTAATAAAGTCATGGACCTTTCTAAAAAGATGGCGGGAATGTATGGGGCAAGTGCTGATGAGGTAACGGCAGTTGCTGCTGGAATGGCACAGGCGGGTTATACCCAAGATAAATTGCTTGCTATGACAGAGCAAACTGTCAGGGCTATCAAATTAGGTGGACTTGATCAGGATACAGCAATTAAATCCGCTATTGCATTACAAAACACTTATAAATTATCAATTGATCAAACATCAGAATCAATTAACTTTTTATCCGCTGTGCAGGCTTCTACTACTGCTAACATGAAAGACCTTACCGATGCTATTCCTCGCGTCGGTAACGTTGTTGAAAAAGCCGGTGGTTCTTATAAAGACATGGTTGCAATGATTGTATCCATGAAAGAGGGCGGCGTTGCTGCATCTGACGCTGCAAACGCAATTAAAAACTCTATGCAAAGAATTATTAGCCCAACTAAAAAAGCACAAGACGTTATGGCTGCATTTGGAATTGACATTAAAGGAATTGTTAGTACTAATGCCGGAGACCTTGTAGGTACGTTAACTTCTCTTCAAGACGCATTTGGCAAACTTAGCCCTCTTGCTAAATTGCAAGCGGCAACAGAATTGTTTGGTAAATATCAGGCTAACAGAATGCTTGCCCTTATTGATAATTTTAATAAAGCGGGCACTCAGTCTGCTAAAGTTATGCAGATGCAAAATCTTAGTGCTAAAGAACTTGCTGATATGGCTCAGCACGAAACTGAACAAATTCAGTTATCTGGTGCAGGTCAATTTCAAATTGCTATTCAATCACTCAAAGACGATTTGATGCCTTTGGGCCAACAATTCTTAAGTATTTTCTCAAAAATTATTACTGTAATTGATGGAATTGTAAAAGGATTAAGTTTCTTAAAACCATATAAAGATATTTTTCTTTTTGTACTTGGTGGAGTAGGAATTGCTGGACCGCTTCTTATGATTTCTGGTCTTTTCATGAACTTGATTGGTCAGTTTATTAAGGCTGGACTAAGAGTTGTAATGTTTGGTCAAGGAATTAAACTAGCATTTATGTCAGGTCTAGCCGGACCAAAAACATTCTTTTCAACAATTTCTGCCGGACTTAGAAATTTTTTTGAAGAAACTGATGCAGCAACAGAAGCAAGTAAACAACTTGCCGCTGAAAGTGAAATATCAGCAAAAAAACAAGCCGATGGATTTACAACATTAACCGGAATCCTTGAACAATATGTAGCAGAATTACGAACTGCTAGTCAACTTCAAGGTCAAGTAGCAGCCAAAAGTCTTCTTGCGGGAAGAATTGGCGCAGTTGGCGGAGCAGGAATTCCACCTGTTGTCAATCCTACCGTATCGTCTCAACAAGCCTCTGCCTTGGCACTTTTGAACGCAAAGGCTTGGAGCGCAAATATTGGAGGGATAGTTTCTTCTCCCAATTCAAGAAAGAATTTTTATGCATCCTCTCCAGTAGGATCAATACTGGTTCCATCTGGAGCGACAGGAAACCGCGAACTGCAAAACATGAGGGTAAATCAAATTGCAAAAACAGATGATGAATATATTCAAAAACGCCTTGCCGCAATTGAAGTGTTAAATAAAAAACTCAGCCTTGAGTTAAGCGATGTCGAAAAAATGCAATGGGCGAATAAAACATTAACTGATATGTCAATTAAGGTTCAAGAAGCAGATAAAATTCTTGGCTTATCTGTTGTAACTCTAGATGAGGCGCTAAATGTTGAAAAAAAGCATCTTGTATATTTGACTGGATTAAACAGAAATCAAGGCTTAAAGAAGTTATATTTTGAACTTCAAGCAGAAATGCTTAAGCAGGTTGAGGCTGCCGCGAATACAGCAGATGCAGAGATGATATCTCTTGAGTATCAAGATAAAATTAATGCTTTAATGGCTGAACATATTGGTGAAAAAAAGTGGGCTAATGAAGTAGAGGCTAAAGTAAATAAGTTAAAAACTCAGGGTCTTAATGATGAAGAAATAGGTTTCATGCTTCAACTAGAGCATACTAAACAACTTAATACTTTGCTTGCATCTGGAGAATTAACCAATGATGAATCTAGAAACTTACAATACTCGTTGAGGCTCGCTGCTCAAAGAATGTACGGTTTTTCTGCGGGAATAACAGTAAATAACGGATTAATCGTTGGCACCGAACGCGCCCACTTTGTCTTAAACTCAGCAATGTTTAAGGCTGCTGAGGGAAATGAAATTCTTAGAAAAAAATTAATTGAAGTGGCTGCAAGTATGCCTTCTCTGTATGAAAGTATTCAACTGACTAAAGAAGAATTCTTAAAATTAGTTAACGCTAGCGAAGAAGACATTGCTGCTCTTATGACAAATACAGATGCTTTACTTGTCAACGCTGAAACAATTAATGAAGAAACAGGTGCCCGAAGGGTTGAAACTGAAGAAATTATAGCAAATCAAGCAGCAACGAGACAGTCTACTAAAGCCTCGTTATCATTTTCTGACAGACTTTTAGTTGCCGCGTATGGACTTGGACAAGGAATTGGAAATACTGGAAGAGTAATTGCTGCTGGGGGAAATGCTTTCTATAATTCAATAGAAAGAACGGGAGCAATAGTTATTCCCGCTGTCTCTAAAGCATTCGTTTCAATGGATGCTGCAATGGATAGATTCTATGTTTCAGTAATTAAATTTGGGAATATGCTTGGACAAGGTATAACTTCTTTTTACACTAAAGTTAATGCGGCAGGAGAACGTTTACTTTCTTCTATGAGTACAGCAGCAGGAAAAATTGATGTTGCAATGGATAAATTTTATGTGGCTACTGTAGAAGTAGCAAACGTAGTGGGGGCTAAATTAGCAACAGCATTTAATGGAATTAAACTTGGCGCGGATAGAGTAAAGATGGCTCTCTTAAACGTAGCAGAGTATATGTCAACAGCCAACATGTGGATTACAGGATTTGTAGCAATAAAAACTGCGTCTATGACAGTTTCTAATGCTGCTCAAAGATTATCTAATTCATTTAATCGTGTAGCAGAATTTATGATGACTGAACTTTTCGGAATTCCGTTAATGATCAAAACAGCAGGAACTGCATTTTCAACGGCTTTATTTAATGCTAGAATGCTTTTCTGGACAACTGCTCAAGAATTTAAACTTAAACTTTCTGCCGCCACCGAAGTTATTATTAACGGATTCAATACAGCAATTATTAATGCTAAAACATTAATTCAAAATACATTCTTAGATTTAAGATCAAGGGTTTCTTCTGCTGGAGAAATGTTACAAAATGCAGTTAGACCTTTAGTGTCTGCTTTTCAAACAGTTTCATCAAGGATTACACAGTCTGCCGTATCTTTTTATAATTCAATTAAACAATTAAGTTTTAACTCAGTAAAGGTATCAATGATAAATCTTGCTAAAAGTGCGGGAGCGGCGTCAATTTCATTGCTACAAAGTATAAAAGCCGGATCAATATCTCTTGGAAATTCTATGAAAACTGCTGGAGTTTCTATGTGGAATAGTACTAAAACAATGTTTACTAATTTAGGAAATTCTGTTAATGGTTTTAGAGTGTCACTTTCTTCTACTGGAGTTTTCAAAGCATGGATGATGGGTATTCAAGATAGTTTTAAGGCAACAAAACGAGACATTATAGAAACTATTAAAGGCACAAATATTAAAGAAGCAAAGAATGCCGCAGACACTGAAGATGTAGCAGTAACTAAAAAGAAAACTGCTAGAACTACCGCCCTACTTTTGACGGAAGCCCAGTTGCAATCTATTATGAGTCAACAAGGAATGTTGTCACGCGCTCAAGCCAATGCATTACAAAGACATATAGAAGCCCTTGATTTAGAAATTGCTGCCGCTGTAGGCGATGCAGAAGCAACAGATAGGTTGATTGCCGCAAAAAATGAGGCTGCTGCAAAACTAAACAGTACACCAGTTCAAGGAAGAATGGGAGCATTCAATTCTGCGATGGGTAAAGTAAATATGGGCGTTGGCATGGGCGCTATGATGGCTCCAATGGCTTTGAACCCATTGGGAGAAAAGATGGGTGGTACTGCGGGTGCTGCTGTTTCTGGTGCTGGCACTGGGTTGATGTATGGCGGAATGGCAGGAATGATGTTAAGCATGATTCCCGGTGTTGGTCCGTTACTTGGTATTGCTACTACAATTGGCGGCGGAGTCATTGGTGCAATTCTTGGGGGAGCAGCAGAAGCAGAGAAAGAAAGATTGCGAGATATTGAAAGACAACAAAATATTCTTAAATCAGCCTATTCTGTCAGCAGTCAAGCAATTGATGCGTTTGGCTTGCATCTTAAAACTTTTGCTGACGTTACTCTAAATAGTGCTTATAAGTCAATTGTTTTTAATCAAGATAACATTAAAAAATTGTCTGATAACTATGTTGCGGCTTCTGATCAACCAACGGTTGACTGGATTGATAGTATTTCTACGGCAATGACTTCTGCAAAAACAGCACAAGATAATCTTAGTCAACAACAAAATGCATCTCAGCAAAGTTATTATGAGTTTTATTCAAAAAATTCTGATTTTGTAAATGATCCTAATTATGTAAAAGTTTCAAAAATAACTATGGCTTTAACGGATAAAACAGGAGAAGCAATGCAGCGAGTCCTTGAAACCGCTACTCAAGCAGAAAAAGATTCAATACTATCATTACAAAAATCTTTATCTGAAAATGACATAAATGCTAGCATCTACGCTCAAAGTCAGATGGATTACAATCAACAAGCCAATGATCCAATAAAACAAAAAGTTTATGAACAAATAGTTCAACCTATGATGCAACAAAATGTTTCAGCATATGCATCGCAAGTTAGTGATGAAACTTCAAAAGCATTGACTGCCGCAGCAAATATGGTTCTTCCAAAAATGCTTACAGATATTCTTGCTGGCGCTAGCACAGATAAGGCTGGAGAAGATTTGCAGGCACAACTGCTCGCCGCCGCATCAAAGTCAAATACTATTGTAAGCAAAATGGGTTTAGAGTCTTTTACTCAGAATGCAGTTAAATCATTGGGTAAAGATGTTCAGTCGGGAGCATTTAGTAAACTTATTGCAATGCAAATTGATACGGCACAACAAGCATTTACAGGAAAAACTATTGCAGGGCAAGATGTCTCAAAAATGACTGCTGCTGATGTGCAACAACAATTTACTACTAACGAGGCTTTTGCCGCAGACATTACTGCACAAAAAACATTAGGCTCAGTAACTGCTCTTACAACTCAAACTTTAACTACAGCCATAAATAATGTAAGGCCAGAAATTTTTGCTAAATTGTTCAAAACATTAGATGCGGGACAAAGTTCTATTATTCTGGGCAAGCAACAGTTTGATAGTTTAATTACCAGTATAAATAACCTTGATCCAGTTTTAGCCAGTATCTTGGGAGAATTAGCAAATTCTGCCACTCCTCTAAAACAAGTGTATGGTGCATTAAATCTTCTTCAGGCTGGTTTAATTTCTACAGAGCATGAATTAATTTCTGTAGCAAATAGTGCTTATTCTATTAGGGCGTTACAAATAGTTTCTCAACAAGAAGCCACTATTGCGGCAAATAACCCGTTGTTCGATGGAAAATCTGCTGGTGACCGGGCTGTTGGACTTATTGCAAATAATCCTGCTTCTGACGCTGCCAGTGGAGGGGGTGGAGGAACTTCTCCAGAACAACAACATCTTCAAGATGTTATTAAGGCTAGACAAGATTCTATTGATAGTATTAATAAAGAAATTGATGCTCGTCAAAAACTTTATGATGCAAAAACGAAAGCCATTGAACAAGATGTAACATTAATGAATTTGCAATCAGATGTTGCTAATGCTATGGCATCAGGAAACCTTCTTGAGTTGGCTAAGGCTCAAAATACATATAATAATGAACTGAATAATCAGGCTGCTCTTAAAAAGAAAGAAGCAGCCGACCTTGCTGATCAAACAAAAATTGATACTTTAAATGATCAAATTAAAACTTTGCAGAAAAAATTAGATGGCATGAATCAATCCTCCAGCGGTGGCGGAGGAGGAGGAAGTAGTGCAAGTCAAACAACAGTAGGTCAATATACGGCACAAATGAAACTTGCAGCATTGCAAACTAAGGTTAAAGGCGCAGCCGACGCCCTTGCAGCGTATGCTCAAACTGCTACAGTAAAAATTGGAACAAGTGTTGATAATATTAGTAATAAATTTGTTGCTAGACAAGTTGCAATTCTTAAAAATTCGGGAATCAGTACGGATGATATTTACAATGCATTTGTTAAACCATACCAAGCAGTAAACCCATTTGAAGGTGTTAATCTTAAAGATAGCACTAAAAAGTTTATGTCGGGAGCGTATGATGTACTTGCTAATGATCCTGAAGCATTAAAAAAAGTTGGTGGATATTTAACTATATTTAATGAAAATGCAGCAAAGTTAATTGATCCAAAAACTGCTGAAGGCAAGTGGGCATCTTTCAATTTCTTTGAGTCTTTGGCAAGTTCTACTGGTTTGGAGGCTGGCTCTAAAGCCCTTAAAGATTGGAAAATTGAAAGCGCCAAACTACTCAACTTGGCTACGGTTTTTGATCCAAATGGACCAAATCATGCACAATATTCAAAAGCATTCAAAAGTATGAAAACTGAAGTAATAAAACAATTTGGGAGTATGCTTCCTGACGTTAAACTTCCAACTGAATTTATTAGTAGTATTACTAGCACTCTTGTTGATGCCTATACTAATGGAATGCCCCTTCAGCAAGCCTTAGCACAGATGAATGATGAAATAGTAACGTGGATGAGCGAAAATGGGATACCGCTCGATACAGCAAAAAAATACTGGAGTGCTCTTGAACCCGGCATTCAAACAAGTCTAGAACAAATTAAAAGTGATGTTAATGGAAATCCTTTAGTCTTACCAACAACCTTTGCCACCGATTGGACAACTGCGGGATTAGATGTTCCAAAAACGGTAGCAAACATAGAAGCACAAGATGTTATTGCTAATTCTATTAAAGTTCCAGAAATTTTTGCTGATAAATTAACAATTACAGGTCTTGCTGCGAAGGCTACGGTCGTTGTTCCTGCGGGGGGTAGTAATCTTCATCTTCCTAATCCCGGAAGTGCCACGGGTGGATTTATTTCTGGACCGGGCACCGGAACATCAGATTCTATTCCTACTATGCTTTCTAACGGAGAATATGTTATTCGTGCAAGTTCTGTCAGTAAGTATGGACAAGCAATGTTGGATATGATTAATTCAGGTAATTATAATCCTACATTTAATTCTCCCACCGCAAGGTCTAACTATAGTACGGGCGGACTTGTCGGAGATGCTTCATCAATGTCCAATGTGGAGTATAATATTAATGTAAACGTGGCGGGAAGTAATGCTGATCCTAACGATATAGCCTCCGCCGTTATGAATGCTCTTAGACAGAAAGAAGCCTCTAATATGACACGTAGGAATATCGGATGAGTAAAGGATTTGGAATAGCGGGGATTCAACTATATACTAGCGACCCTAGTATTCCCGGCGCTAACCCTATATCGTATATTGTTACTGATCATAATCGTGGCCCAATTCAAATTTCTTACGATAGAGTAGAAAATTCTTCTCGTATGGCTAATGGAACTTTACGCCGTTTTATTACTGCTAATAAGAAAAAGGTAAGCACTGCTTGGACAATGGTTCCCGCAGCGGGCGGTTATAGTTTTACTGCCGATGGAAATCTTGGTGGGGCATGGCTTAAATCTTTCTATGAAGAAAATATTTTTAATCCTGTCTGGATTAAGTTAACTTATGCAGATGAGGCATGGAGATTTCAAAATACTGTTTCTAATCCAGATCGGACACAAGCAACAAATCAAACTTTTAATCGTACGGCACAAAACACCGGAGTTCAGAATACTTTTCAAGTAGATACCATTCAATATGCTGCTTTTACTAACGGTCAATCATTGGCAACTATTAGTACAGTTACACCACATAATTTTACTACTGGAGCAGAAATTATGTTAAGCGGAATAAATCAATTATTCAATGGCACATGGATTGTTAATGCTGCTCCATCTGATACAACATTCAATTTGTATTTTGCTGATCCTTCTACTAGTACACCTTCTGCTACATTTAAAATTAATTCTTATGTACAAAATGCTACAAGTGCTAGTTTTAACGTGGACGATACGTCCTTTATTAAAAATAATACAGAACTTGTAATCTCTAACTCTAATAATACTTTGGGACAATCAATTAACGGTACTTGGACTGTAACTGCTACTCCAACTAGCAAAACATTATTTACTGCTTCATGGTCTGGAACTAGTCAAACCGGAGCGGGGCAGTATGGGAATGCTACAATAAAAACATCAACTGCTTTGTCATCTACCTCTATAACAACGTTTTCTCCAATTGCCACAGGACCAATTATTTCCTCTGATATAATTAAAGTATTCATAACAAATTTCACATACAACATACAAAAACGTTTAACGCTTACTGACTATGTTGATATGAATATAGAGTTCACGGAGATATAGTGCTGTCACTTAGCGGAAATTCAGAGCAGGCGTTTGCTTCACTGAATTCTATTCAGGCTAATCCGCAGGTTTGGGTTGAGTGGAACTATAATGAAATTTCTAAACCATACGTTGTGTATTCAAATGCTAGCAATCCACTAAATGCTGCTAGTGCTTTAGAGTATCGAAGTAATTGGGATGCAGTTGGAATATCTCGCGGTAAGATTTACAATGTAACTTCTGGGGGATATAAACGAGAAGTAGACTCAGATTCTAGTGCTGTTGTATTAGAAGCATCTACGGGAAATTCAGAATCTTTCTCTGCAAGCGTTGCTGTAAATGGACCGGGATATTATAAATTAGTTTTCTATGCCCGCGCAGACATTCAAAATGTTTACGGTGCTACTAATAAAGTAAACGACAGCGTATCCATTAGTGGATCAAGTTCTGGTGGAACATCAACTTATTACTATCGGGTTATCCCAAGATCACGTTCCTATGGACAGATACAATTTGATGCAACGGGTAGTGATTCAATTATTGGTAAGACATCATCTTCATCACTGACTTTAAGGTGGTTTGAGGATGACAACGCTTTGGCCTATGACATTTATCGCGGCACAACAAAATATATTACTCCTTATTTAGCAACAGTTGCTGCCCATGTTCCAAATGCTAAAATAGACTACGACTATGACATGACGCATTTTGATCAATCGTCATGGAATGTTTCATCATCAATTGCTATTACTGCAAGTGTAGCCCCCGCTGTCACAGTAAAAAATGGTTACACAACTAAACCAAAATCTATGGCAGACAAAGATGTCCTTGAGTCTGATCTGGAGTTTATTAATAAAACTAAAAAAAATACTGTGGGCGGGATTGAAGTAACTCTACCTAGAAATTGGAAGAATTCTACTACAGCAAGTGGTAACTATACGGCTAGCGTTACAAACGTACTTGCTAGATTTTTTTCTGACAACGATACAAGTACTCCAACAAGATTTAGCGTAGATACTGAACTACTTCTTCAAAACGGTACAACGCATACCTTTGCCGTAAAAATCCGTAATGGAGAGACGGTGTTTTCTGATGGTCCCGTAACATTGAAAACATACGTTTACAGCAATGCAACCACGGGGGGACTACTTGATACTATAACTTCTTCAGTTTCATCTTCAGCCTTAACAGGCCAGTGGTATACACTATCTAATACTTTTACTGCTAGTACTGGTACTTATGTCATGTTTGAGTTGAGTAGTTCAGCGCAGTATCGTTTTGCCGTTCCTTCTTCAAGAACAAAAAAACAATCAAAATTCTTTTATCCATTAGCAATTGATGTGGCTGGTCTATGGCAACGCGCAACTGCTCCTAGTTGGAAGTTGAAAGACCCAGACAATATTTTCTATAAGATTTCTACACAAAGAACTAAATATGTTTATCAAGATGATTTAACTATTGCGGCAACAAGTATTGCCCCTCCTTCATATGGATCATTCAATTTTTATATGTCTCCATCCATCAAACTTTCTAAAAATGGAAACTATCTAGAAAGCACAAAATATTTTACTCGTATGCTAGATCAAGAATCTAAAACCCCAGTAGTTGTTTCAAATTCAGTAGAAATTGACGGCGCAGAGTATCAGATGATAGAAGTTTTCTTTGGCTCAGAAGATGACTATGACACAATGGAATTAGACATTAATTTAACTACTGCCACCACTGGTGCTAGAATGCTTTTTAGCAAGCCAGAGATTTTTAAAATTGATAGTTGGAACTTTATGAATTGGGAGTATTTTCCTATTGAATCTCCTTTCTATCCAAATAGGCCGGGAGAAGCGTTACTTAATCCATTTCTTCCAAGTAAAGATAGGACAGTAACGCTTCCCAATAGTTCTTCTGTGGCAAAACCAGTCAGTAATGTTTTCTATAACACCAACTCCTTTGCCAAGATTGGATATCCTTACAAACAATCCATACTGAGCAAATACAATAGATTCAAATACTATCTATCAGATAATGATCCAGTAAAAGATTCTACCGTAATCAGGGCACAGTACAATGATTATTTAAACATAAATAAATTAGTTGTAAAGGCTTCTAACGCTCTAGTAGACATGACCACCACATCCGGTAGCGTAAAACTTTTAGGGCCGGGAAATGCGGTGCTGAATACTATTGCGTGGGGCAGCGGGGACTTTGATAGCAGTGGAGTCATGGTTCTTTACTATGATGGAGCAAATTGGTCAACATCTCGTGGCACATGGAATCCACCTAAACTTACTGATTCTGGAATTTTACAAAATGTTTCCGCTAGCGTAACTGGAGTTGTATTTATTCATAATGGTGCAACTGTTGCTTCTAACCGTGCTAACAGACTTTATTCTGCCGTAAACAAAAAACCAGAAATTAGATCACACATTATAGAAATTTCTCCAAGGTTAGAAATAGATATTAGTGATCTTATTGAAACATTCACAACTACTAAGGCTATTGATAATCAAGACTCCGTTGCAGGATTCCCTCTGGGGTACATGAATGCAAACACTGGCGGATTAGATATTCATAATATTCCTGTTATAAAAAATACTTTTCCTTTCACCATGTTCGATCAAGTTTCAGAAAACGCCACCTTTGCGAATTTGATGAGGCAGAATGTAAAATTTACAGTTATGATGGTTTCTCCATCTTTAGACTTTACTGATGAAATTCCTTTTATGACAATGTATTCAGATTCATGGAATGTGAGCGGTCTAGATAAAGTTTCCGTAAACTTGTTTGACATGGCAAAGGGTAAAATGATGGCAATGGAAGACCCTGACTATTTCGCATGGGAAGAAGACTTATATAGTACAGTAACAAATCTTCTAGATTTTAGTGGAATTAGCGACTATGACAATGATGCTATTAAAAGAATTCTGCTTAACAAGTCTAATAAAACTTCATATTTCTGGTGCGAAAAGAAAGGCAACGTATTCGATACATTAAAGAGTTTGTTTGTTTCTCAACAAATAGGAGCAGCATTTGATGAATACGGCGTGATGAGATTCTTCGACCTTGACGATATAATTTCTAGATACACAGGAAAGAAATTCACTCCAGATTTTGCTATCACAGACGTTCCTCTAAAAATTACTACAGCCAACGGTCCCATTACTTATGAGTCTAACATTATGCAAAACTCTTATAATCCAACTATGGACAGCAAGGTTGGAAAAATTATTGTTCAATATCGCGTTGCTAACAAAAACATTAGCGTAGATACTTCACAAAGTAACAATACCAGAAAAACTACGGCAGACATGGCGGCTTGGCAGCAAAAAGATGACCTTGGCCTTCCAGATAGTTTTATTGCACGCACAGTAAACGCTAGAGATAATTCAATGTTTGCTACCCCGGCGTTGGCTTGGAGTCCCGGCATAGTTCATATTTTAGGTGGCTATTCTGGTTATGGATTTGTAGGCGGGGAATTAATTTCTTGGAATGGTTTGGAGTTTTCATTCACTCCAAAATTGTCTCCCGATGCGGGACAACTACAATCAATATCCAGAGTGTTATTTTCAGATAAAGATGCTGACGTAATTGTTCAAGATATTTTGGCTTCTAACCCAGATATTGTTACCGTAGACTATGCATTTACTGGAAAAGTTACAGGAGTAGCCAGAGGGCAAAAATTTACTTCCGTAAGAAATCATTACATGTATGATGATGGAAAAAATATTCCTACAGGATATGTATCTCCAACTGATGATAGTCTGACTCAGTACTTTGATAAAATATCTATTAGTGGCGTTACTCCATCTGCTTCCTCTACCTCGCTTGGCGGAAACGTAATCACTTTTGACAAAAACGTTGCAAGTATTATTGTTCGTAGGCAAGAACATACTAGCACCAGAAAACCTTCTGTTCTTTTAGCCAAGGGTGGCGGTGAAATCGGTGACCCTAGAGTCCCTTATACTGCATCTAGATTTAAATTTTTTAGCACAAAATTTGTTGCTCCCGATTTTACTAAAAATCATTTTGGTAGAGACGATGAGACAATCCTGCTTGAGGTAGGATTTTATATTGGTCATCAAGAATCTCCGCTGATGGTTGGTATTAGAAATAACGGTAAGCATTCTTTTGTGGCATTAAACGATTTTTCAAGAACTACAACAAAACCATACAAAGGGGCGGCACATAATCAAAGAGATAGCGCGGCTTCTTCTAAACTTGCTAGTGTTAACAACGTGTTCGATGGTAAAGAGCATAGACTTTCTATTAAGTTAGATGATTCTGAATTAACTGTATGGGTAGACAATGAACTGGCTGGAACATGGAATCTATGTACTCCAAGAGGTTCGTCTTTTAGCCGCCCAAAAAGAACTAATTGGGGCGTATACGTAGATAATCTTTCTAAGAAGAATGGGCCTAATGCAGGAGGCAGACCACTTTCAGATGCGTATCATGTTAATATTACAGAAATGTACGCAGTTGATGATGCTTTAGGAAAACATGATTATGGAATTAATCCTAAAAGAAATACTTTCCATCACTGGAGAACTCAAAAATTCCTTGATCTTCTTCTAGAAAAAAATGTTAATGCTGAACCAAATTATTATTTTTGGTCAGGTCCAAAGATTCCTCTGCACGGAGCGCATTTCTATGAAGATCAAGAATTTAACACTGCTCCAGCACAACCATTTAGTCTAGTATCTCTTTATACTGGATACAATCCCGGTGGGACAAAGGGCAAGGCAAGCACCCTATCCACAGTCCTACCTTGGAGAGATGTAACTATTTCAAGCATTTATGCTAATCCGTTTAGATTCTCTTTAGGTATAGTCAACAAGTCTAATCAATTAGTTTTTATTGCTAGTGCTGATAATAAAATTGAGGAAGGTTCAGTCCCTAACATTCAATTAAATGGTGCAGTTTTTGTTCCCGGCGAACAAGCAACATTAGAAAAAGTAATTAATGCTGCAAATGTTAACAATAGTATTACGCTTACAACTGATTGGATTCAATCAGAAGAAAATGCCAGACAACTAATTGATCGTGCGTCTAGGCTTGCTAATACTTTTAACGTTCAAATAGATTTAGATATATTTGGAAACCCACTGATTCAAGTAGGAGATATTTGTCAATTTGTCTACACTCTAAAAGGTATTGGCTATGACCCAGAAAATCAAGGGGTTATTCCTAAATATTACCTTGTTAAATCTGTTAAGCAAGATTTCACCGGAGGGTTAAAAACATCTATCTCTATGAGACCAATGTTCGACCTTAAATACGACAATATTAGTTAAACTCAAAGTTTGCTATAATTAAGGTTATATGGGAGTTTTTAATGTCTAATTCTGCAAAAAGAAAAGAAGCGTTGCGTCAGGCTCATATCC